CCTATTTACTTCATGGCCAGGCTTTTCATAACGCCAAGGGAGTTGAACTTTATCTCAGACATCACCAAAGAGATCATAAAAGATGTCATAGGGCAAAAAATCTATTACTACCCTATTTCCGAAATAAAGACAAAGACTCATGGACTCTACAACGAAGCTTTGAAAAAAATTTACGACAATCCCATCATAATAGACGCACTTGTCAACAACGAGTTTCAAACTGACACAAAAATCGATAAGTTTGGAGTTGACGCACAATATAAAATTGAAGCGTACATGCAGCACAAGGACCTTGTCGAAAAAGGTATCAATGTAAACATTGGTGATTTTTTCTCGTTTTCCAGCGTCTTTTACGAGATAACGGAAAGAGTTTTCATGCGCAACATATATGGGCAGGCCGAGCATCGCGACGGTGTCAAGATTTCTGGGATCAAAGCCCGTCAAGGCCTGTTTGATGCTCCGTTGTTGGGTCCGACCGACATCAGCTACACTGATCCCGATGCTGTCCAAGAGACATTCGTGCAGCAACGTGGCCTAGATACGGATTCGGATAATCCAAACGGGGATGTACGTGATTTGGTCAAGAACGGTGTGCTGGATAAGCCGTTGTCTGGGCAACGTGAGGTGTCGCCCCGCGGAGATACAACCAAGGTGGGATCTTCTTTCTATGATGAGGATTGAAAATGACAACTAGGTTTAACGCAAAAGATAAGGTCAACTATGGCGTCTCCGGTGTCAAATCTGGATACGATGGTTTAAAGAGTGATCTTTACATACCTTCGTGTGGCATAGAAGATGTCGATCAATCGATTTTCAATTTGTTTGAAAAAGAGATACAGATGACAGTCGGTGGCAAAGACTCTTCAGAGTTAAAAAAGATACCAGTCATTTTTGCAGCTGGAGAAAAATGGGCATTGCTAAAACGCGGCAAAGCCCTACGAGATAAAAACAATTCTTTGATCATTCCTTTGGTAACGATTTCCAGGGCATCGGTCAACCAAGAACCCGCAACCGATATTACGGGTCGTGGAATAAATCAACAAACTGGTGAAATTGTAATAAAACGTCGTTTAGATCCAACCGATCGTGATTATCAAAACCTAATCAACCGCAACTTGATCGTCAAGCAAAAAAACGTCGCGCTCAATCCTGATTCGGCGCTGTTGTCACAGCTGAGCACGAATCGTCAGGTTGGTTCGCTTTCTACGACACCAGACGTGGTTTCTGGAGGCTTGTTAAAAGCGAACAGGAAAAACAACATATTTGAAACAATCGTTGTTCCTTCCCCGCAGTTCTTCACCATAACATACGAAGTGGTCGTGTGGACACAGTTCATTCAGCACCTAAATCAGGCTACAGAAAAATTGATGTCTTCATTCCTTCCGCAAGCGCAATCCTGGAAATTAACCACCGAAAAGGGTTATTGGTTCATCGGAACGGTGGATGGTGGTTTTGAAACTGAAAACAACTTCGACGACCTGACAAGTTCGGAACGCTTTATAAAGCTGAAATTTAATGTAAAAGTCCCAGCTTACGTTTGGGCTTCATCGGCACCAGGCGTCCCAATCCCGGTCAAAAAGTATGTTTCTTCACCAATAATAAGGTTTGAGGTTGGAACCACCAACCCGTTTCCATCGTCGAACGAACAGGAAGAGTTTTCCAACAACCTGCTGTTGGGCAGTGACGATCCAACCCTACCGCTGGACGAAAAAAGCAACGCCAGGGATGATCAACGTAGCCCTGGATGGACCTTGGGAAAGATACAGCCTTCCAACGCCGAAACCAAAATAGATGCAAACGATCCAGCGCTAACGACGTTGCCTCGTGGTGTCGGTCCGTATTCTTATAACAAGATAAAACAACCAGATGGAAGCTACAAATACATAAAAGTTGTCAACATCAATTCCGTTTCTGGTGAAACCACGTACATGGCTGGCAGCATTGATGACCTAAAATTGAATCCCGTATAAGTTTAGATGGTTTCTTAAAAAATCGTCGATATTTATTCGTTGACTGAGAGTCCTAATTGCAAGGAGAACTGCGATGTCAGAGCAGGTATTTAGATCACCAAATTTTTATGAACGAGAAATAGATCTTTCTGTCCCCGCTGTCGGTGGCCCGGTTGGTATACCAGCCGGTATAATTGGTCCATCCAATAAGGGTCCCGCTTTCGTTCCAATCACGGTCGCCAATTTCAATGAATTCGTTCAAAAGTTTGGTAACCTCGATCCGAAGTATTTCGGCCCGTATGCCGTCAACGAATTTTTAAAAAATCGTACAGCTTTGACGTTTATGCGAGTCCTTGGTGCCGGATCCAACTCGACGCTCGCTGACATCACTGCGACGTCTCAGAAGGGAACTGTCACAAACGCCGGATTCCTGTTGGCTGGACAGCCCGTGGCTGATGGTCGTCACACAGCCATTGTACAGTTTTTAACAGCACAACATACGATTTCTGCTCAAGAAACGTACGGCATGCCGATGTTTAGCGACAACGATACTTTTCCAAATGTATCTAATGGATCGGAGGTACCTCTCGTCCGTGGTCTCGTTATGGTTCCAAAGGAATCAAGGATTATGGTGCTCGACGGAGATGAAAACACTCCGTCAACGATCGATTTTATCGACGATGAAGCAGAAGTAAAGACAGTTAACGGAAAATCACGTTTCAAGATCGTCATTTCTTCTTCGCTTGGGACGACGTTTTCTAACGATGATGGAAAACCAGGCCTTAAGATACTGACAGCTTCTTTCGATCCGACGGCTGACGATTACTTTGCTAAAATAATGAACAGAGATCCAGACAAGTTCTATTCTTCACAGCACTTCCTTGCAGCCGACTTCGCCGTCGACGACCAGGTTGCTTCTGTTGCTAATGGTAACTTTGTTGCTATTCTTTCAGGTTCAGCTGCCACGAGCTCCGATTCCGGAGATACCACACTTACTTTCCGTGAGTTGTACGGTTCGTACAACACTCGTTATACCGCGCCACAGACATCGTGGTTCATCTCACAGCCATTCGGTAAGACAGAGTATGATCTGTTTAAGTTCGAAGCAATCGACGACGGAGAGTACGCCAACCAGCTCTACAAGATCTCAATCACGAACGTCAAAGCTTCCACGGATATGACCAAACCTTACGGAACGTTCAATGTGCAAATCCGTGATTGGAATGACTCCGATATCACCCCTGTTGTCATAGAGGAGTTTTCAAACTGTACTCTTGATCCCGATTCGGATACCTATATCGCCAAGCTAATTGGTGATCGAAAAGTTTTCTATAACTTTGATGCTGTAGATCCTCGCGAACGTCGTCTCAACGCTTCTGGGATGTATCAAAACGTTTCAAAGTACGTTAGGGTTATTGTTTCGGACAACGTAAAAGAAAAGCAGATACCAGTCAACTGCTTGCCTTTCGGATTCCATGGCCCCGAGCTTCTGAAGACGAACAACAATGTGTCAGCCCTTGATGACAACCCAGCTGGCCTAAGCCGTCTCACTGGTGTAGGTGCAAGCGGTCTTCATACACTGACAGGCTCCGTACTTCCTCCAATTCCATATCGTTACAAAGTAACTCGTGGCGAAGTTTCAACGACCAGCGCCGTTGCTGGTGCTCCTGGGCCTAAGGAAGTCACTCTTCCTCAGCTATACTGGGGAGTCAAGTTTGAAAGAAATTCAACAAATGATTCCATCGAAGTTCTCAACAACAACGTCGTTTCAGAAAAGAACAAGCTTCTTGATTCCTTAACAAGGTTCATGGGTATTTCCAAACTTGACGCTGTGCACACAGGTTCAGGTGCCGACGTTTTCAACAACAACAAATTTACGCTTGCTCGCGTTGCTTTCGGCAATGGAAGCCTATCTGATCTAACAGGTTCGGCCTCGCAGCATATGAAAGAAGCGGCATACCTTCGTAACGCAAAGGTCAACCCCACCAATTATAACGTGAACGACGGAGTGATCGACAGAGTGACGTTGGCGTCGCTTCTGTCGCTGGCGACCTCATCGGCTGGGGCTTCAACGTTCAATCGTTTCTCACCATTTACCAAGTTTACGACTTTCATGTATGGTGGTTTCGATGGAACGAACTACCTCGACCGCAACGCCCGCCGCATGAACGATAAGTCAGTTTCATTCGAAGCTGACCTCGGTGCTGTTGGTGGCGCTTCGCCAAGCTTCTTACCAAACGGATTTGCGATCAATCCAAACGGTTCTGGTAAGAACAACAGCAACGTCGCTTCCTACTCCACAGCGATCGACATTATGACCGATCCATACACCGTGGGAATAAACATCCTATCTGTTCCTGGTATTCGTGAACCTTACCTCATGGACCAAGCGGCGACAAAGACGAAGGATTACGGACTGGCGATCCATTTGATGGACATTCCGTCCTACGACGATGATGGCTATAGAATCTATGATGATTCAACATCAAAGCCAAACATCAAGAAGACGTCCAACAACTTTGACGATCGCGCGATCGACAACAACTACGTTGCGACATATTTCCCAGACGTGTACGTCGATGATACCGTCAACGTTCGCAAGGTGAAGGTGCCTGCCACCGTCGCAGCCTTGGGTGCGCTTGGTTTCAACGACCGAGTTTCGTATCCATGGTTCGCTCCGGCTGGTTTAAACAGGGCGGCACTGGATTTCGTGACAAACGTTGGAGTGCGCCTCAACGTCGGAGATAGGGATCGACTTTACGATTCACGCATCAACCCCATCGCCACCTTCCCACGTTTGGGATATGTGATCTATGGGCAAAAGACCTTGCAACTGACGAAGTCGGCGCTCGACCGCGTCAACGTTCGTAGATTGCTTCTGGAAATAAAGAGAATAATCATCGGAATTGCAAATAGGCTCGTGTTCGAACAGAACACCCCGGCTGTTCGTAATCGTTTTGTGGCCGATTCAGTGTTCCAACTAAGCTTGATCCAAACTCAGGCCGGCATTGAAGCGTTCCAGGTGGTTATGAATGAAACGAATAACACACAGGCCGACATCGATTTGAACCGTCTCAACGGCAGAGTGGTCGTCGTGCCGACAAGGGCGATTGAATACATCGCAATTGATTTCATCGTGACAAACGCCGGTGTGCAGTTCGTTTGATGAAATTGACGGTGGACCGAATAGTTAGCATCTAGGTTAGGAGCTAAAATGTCACAGCTAAAATTGGGAGCAGCAGGCGTAACAGCAAAAGAGATCGATATTTCCGGTCCGGTTTCAGTTCAACCGACTGGCATACCGGCCGGAGTTATCGGTACATCAAAGAAGGGACCGGCCTTCGTGCCGATCAACATCGGATTGCTTTCAGACTTCCAAGCGAAGTTTGGAACTGTTGACAGCAATCACTTTGGCCCGTTGGCCGTCCAAGAGTGGTTGCGTAGTGCAAGATCGGCAACATTTCTTCGAGTGCTTGGTGTAGGAGATGGCTTGGCGAGGGTGGAGACCGGTTCAAAAGCAGGTTCGGTTACTAACGCCGGCTTTGTTGTCGGCGAAAACCTCCCAAGTGGTGTTGTCGGAAAGTTGGATGCAAACCCTTATGCAAATACAAACGGAGAGCCAGGAAGGACCTACTTCCTTGGGTGTCTCATGTCGGAATCCAATGGATCAACATTCCTAAGCGATGCTGGTCTGCAAAAGGGAACTTCAGCCGTTCCGATCATCAGAGGTGTCCTCATGGCAGCTTCTGGCGTTCTTATGAAGCTTTCATCTTCGTTAGTGGGAGCTTCTTCGGCTGCTCCCCTCCCGACAACAGTTGGTTCATCTTTGTATTCAACATTCGGTGCGACAATTGGGACGGTCAACAAGTTAGACACAGCACAGGAATTCACACTTCTACTCAACGGTCATAAAGGTCTTGACGAAAACAGCCCAAACTTCTTGACGGCTTCTTTCGACGTCAATAGCCCAAGCTACTTTGCCAACGTCTTCAACAAAAATCCTTTCAAACTTCAGGAAAAGGGACACTGCCTTTATGCTCACTGGGATATCCACTCGGCTGTGGCTGCATTGACAGGAACTGGGGTTATATCTGGTTCGCACGGTGCCGGTGGTGATGGCAGCGCTTTTGGTGGTAAAACCAACTTAGAATCAGCTGCTTTTATTGTGACTTCGAGTCTAGCACGTGATACAAGCAACACTACTACGCCAAACTTCGAGGCGTTTGAGGACAGGTTTACGTACGCTAAGTCTCCCTGGGTTGTTTCACAAAAGTTTGGTGGAAAGCCAACCAACCTATTCCGATTCCATGCTCTAGACGCCGGTGCTGACATCTCTTCATTGTATAAGATCTCGATCAGCAACATCACGCCATCCGGGGATCCAAACAACAGATATGGTTCATTCAACGTTAACGTTAGGTTGTGGAACGACCGCGACACACAGTCAAAGTCGATAGAAAACTACACAGTTGATCTCAATCCAGCGTCTCCAAACTACATCGCCAAGAGGATCGGCGACGTACATGCTTATTATGACTTTGATCGTGACGAAGACGAGCAGAAGCTAATAATTGAGGGAGACTACACCAGTCGTTCAAACTACGTTCGTGTCGAAGTTCACCCCGATGTCGTCAACGGTTACGTAGATGAGACTGCTCTGCCGATGGGTTTCCGAGGCATAGCTCACCTTGTGACTTCTGGAAGCGCTGTGTTTTCAGCACTTCCTGACAATGACATCAGCGGTAACTCCGTTTTGAACGGTGGAATATTGAACTTAGATCTGCTTAGGCAGGCCACTACTCCACCGCTTCCATTACGCAAGAAGGTCACTGACGGCGTTATCGGTTCGCAGTTTGAAAAGGCAAACAACTCTTATCACTGGGGCGTTCAGTTCGAGAGGGTTGATCTCCCGTCAGAGCCCAACAAGCTCGTTACTCCCGACGCATCACTTGGTTCGTTTGTCAAGTATTTCCCAAACTATGCGACTGTCGACATGCCGTTCCTCCTCGGAGACAACGCCGGAGCAGCCGACACAGCTACCAACGGGATCCTAGATTCTGACCGTTTCTGCAACAACGTTTTCAGCCTTGAAAATATTCAAGTTGTTACAGGTTCCGGCGCCGGAGCCGCAGCCGATCCGTTGAAGTGGGCCGACGCGGTTTACGTCAGGAAGGGAACTATTGCAGACATAGATTCTGGAACGAGGGCTTTGAAGGTCTCCGACCTGACCTCGACAGATAACCGCCGCTATGCCAAGTTTACTTTTGTCCTTCAGGGCGGATTCAACGGCGTAAACATCTTCGATGAGGATGAATCAAAGTTGAACAATAATGCTGTCAGCAGCGACATGGTGGCCACGAACGGTCGTCTTCTCAACAATGGACCCAACGTCAAGGCTTACACCAAGGCAATCGACATCATGAAGAACACGTCGAACCTTGACATTCAACTCCTTGCCATCCCCGGCATCCGTAATCCTATCGTAACGGACTATGCTACGGTGGCCACCGAGGAGAGGTTTGATGCTCTCTACATCATGGACATTGAGCAATACTCTGAGGAAGGAATTGATTCAGAGTATGAAGTACGCAAAGACAGCCAAATCGTGTCAGTTGCTAACTCGGTCGAAAGTTTTGTCGATCGCAGCATCAACTCTTCATTTGCTGCAGCATACTTCCCAGACGTTCTTTATAAGGCCGTCGACAAGAACACTTTTGTCCCACCGTCGGTTCTCGTGCTTGGCGCTCTAGCGTTGAACGATGCAGTTGGTCATCCATGGTTCGCTCCAGCCGGTTTCACCCGCGGTGCGCTTCCAACTGACGCTCTCGAAGCAAGAGTCAAATTGAAGGAAGAGGATTTGGATTCTCTATACAACGAGAGGATAAATCCATTGATCGCATTCCCAGGTTCAGCTTCCGGTCTCAATCCTGCCTCAGGGCTCGTCGTTTGGGGACAGAAGACGCTGCAACTCGCCGCCTCGGCACTCGACCGTGTCAACGTCCGCCGTTTGCTCATTGAGATCCGTCGTCAAGTACGTGAGATCGCACAAACAATTATCTTTGAGCCAAATCGTGAAGCGACCTTGGCAGCCTTCTCGGCAGCCGTCACTCCGCGACTTCAAAGGATCCAGGCCCTTGCTGGTCTTGAAAGATTCAGAGTCATCATCGATTCTTCAACGACGACTCAACAGGACATCGAACTCAACACTGTTCGTGGTAAGATCTATGTTCAACCAACGAAGAGCATCGAGTTCGTTTCACTTGACTTCGTGGTTGCCAACAACCTGCAACAGGTGACGTGATAGTATCGTGAGGTTGCTTCTAGAAGCGTTGTAAAAAATGTGGAAGAGGCAACCTCAAACAATATTCGAAAAGCATTTCAAGACTGCAGAGTTTTTTTCTAAGAATGATATTTAGATAAGCAAAGGTTAATAGGAGAACAAAACAATGGCTGAGACACTTGATGTTACATCGATGATTCCTAACAAGTTTGAGCCGAAGCGCAAGAATCGGTGGGTACTGATGATCGAGGGCATCGACGCCTACATCGTGAAGACGGCGGCACGCCCGACAATCATCAG